GCTAAAGTTTCTGCAAACTTATTAAGGTCTCCCTTAGACATACCACCAATTGCTGACATTGCAGATGCCATTGCACCAATCTTTGTCATTGGTTCTCCAGGAGCGGCTTTTGGATGAAGTGAACCAGCAGCAGCTGTTTCTTCTTCAAGATCATCTTCTTCTGTTTCTTCTTCCATAGCTTTCTTAGGCTTTTCGGCTTGCTTATCTGGATTTGGGCGCTTCTTGCCACCTGGACCATAGCGGTCATTATATGCCTGTTCGCCCTTCATTTCTTCAGTATTATATTCTTCGTTAGCCATTAAAAGATCTCCTTAATAGAATTTAAATTATTTATATAAACTTATTTTTTATTGCTAATGAAGCAATATAGTCCTCAAATATAGCTAGACGCTGCTCTTCGAGTTGTCTTTTAGACATCTTATGAATTTCTTTTTTAGTTTCCTCGAGTTGTTGTTCATGCCAAGTACCCTTAATAGGGTTATAGATCCATTCAACATTTTCCATGATGCCTTTTACAAAAGCTTCTGGGGCTGAAGGGTCCGCCACAATATCAGCAGCAGTAGATAAACGAAGATCGTTTTGTACAATCATTACACCATTTGATTCTTTTAACGAACCCATAGCACGGGAAGAAACACCAAGGTTAGCACCAGACTCCAGCAAACCACGTGCAATGTTTCCCATAGGAGTTTCTGTAAGCTTTGCCTTACCTCTAAAATTCTTGCCATCTTTTTTAATTTCTGTTATAATATGAGAAACACGATCTAAATTAATTGATGGTCCTTGAGGATGACCAAGTTCACCGTATGCACGACCTTTATCAACAGTTTCTGAAACATAACGATTGACTTCTTGTTCAAGAACATCTAATGGATATACTCTACCATTACGGTTCTTAATTTCCGCTTGTAGAAAAATACCTTCGATGAAGTAATCCTTTTTACCGTTTTCTTTAGCTTCGGTAATATATTCTACATCTTCTACTAGTTCGGTAAAAAGTTTCATTTTATCCTCTTAATTTTTGTACGCAATAGGCACAATACGAACTGTTGCATCAGTACTTGAACAGTTAATAGTATCTGTTGGACCTTTTTCTAAAATAATACTTTCACCACCAGCAATAACAATACTGTATCTTAATGAACTATTTGAATAATAACAATATACTGTATGAGCAGTGTTTGGGTTATCATAGTGTGTAATTCTTACAAGACTAGCATTATATGTATTTGATGATGTTGAATTGCAAGTATTAGAAACACCTAATGGTTTAATTATTCCTGGCATTATAGTCTCCCTGGATCATCAGCAACACCAGAAGTATAAGTTGTTGCTGACTCTTTTTCTGTTTTTACTTTTTTACTTTTTTTTTACCGCCTTCGAGCATTGGCTCTACTGCGGCTTCTTCTTCCATTTTTTTATTTTTGTTATCTAACATTCCACGCTTATTAGCGGTAGCCCATGCAATATTTTCTGCTTCTTTATCAGAGTGACCAGCTTTTTTTTCGCTACTTTTAACATGTTTTACCATGTCATCAACTTTTTTACCTTCGTTAAATCTTGATAAAACTTCTTTAAGGCTTTTCTTACCACCAAGTAAAAGTTTCTTTTTACCACCGCAACCACATGATTCACCTTCATACATTGCGCCGCATGATTCACATTTCATTGATTCATTCATGGACTTTTTAATGTTAACTTTTCTTGAGGCAACCTTTTTAAGAAGATTATTTGTTGTCTTACTATCGCCCATTCTTTCTGAGTCCATAGCAGAATCAAATTTGTTCTTAATATCAGTAGTAGCTTTTTCTCTGTAATTTGCCTTTAACTTATCTGAAAGTTCATCAAGCTGCTCTTCTTCTTTAATTGCGTCTTGATATTTCTTTTCTTTAGTTGTAGCATCACTAGTTGGGACTTTTACTGTTTGCATACGCTTATGAGGAGGATTTGTTTTTGCTAATGCAAGCTTAAGACCCTTGTCTCTATTTTGATTTTTTCTAAATCCAGCATCAGTAGTAACATCAGCAGTTGGTTCTTTCCCTGCATGGTATCTTCTATCAAATAAATTTGCATTTACATAACCCAAAGCAAGCTTATCGGAAATTTCAGCAAGCTGCTCTTCTTCTTTAATTGCGTCTTGATATTTCTTTTCTTTAGTTGTAGCATCACTAGTTGGGACTTTTGCCTTATTCAAACTAGTTTTTGGATAACTTTGCTTATCTAATGCAAGCTTAAGACCCTTGTCTCTATTTTGATTTTTTCTAAATCCAGCATCTGTAGTAGGGTCAGCTGTAGGCTCTTTTAAATTTTTATTAGTATAACTCCAAGCAAGCTTATCGGAAATTTCGTCGATCTGTTCTAATTCTTCATTGGCAGGAACTACAGCTTTGCCTTTTAATTTCGCTTCAGCAGTTCGAATTCCTTTACTTCTATTTGCAACTAGATCTAATCCAAGCTTTACGTCTTTTATTACAGCGCCAGGATCTTTCTTTTCTTCTGGATGTTTCTTTTTAAAAAGAGCATCACTTATGTGCTTATTATTTTCGTCTCTATCCACCTTTGCTGCATCAATATAATTTTGAGCTTTTATTTTAGAAATTTCATCAAGCTCTTCTACTTCTTCGTAAACACCGTCTTTTTGACGATCATACTTAGCTTCTTTAGTTTTGCCTTTATAAACATCATCGCTATTGCCAGCACGATCAGCATGCTTTTCAATTGTATGTTTTGTGGCAAACTTTTGTCCATCCTTGGACTTTTCCCAGTCCTTAAGGTCTACTTTTGTTTTAGTACTGGATTTGGTTCCAGTAAGGATATCCTTAAGACTTTTTGCCATTTCTATTCTTCCTCTGAATTATCTTCGCTAGTTTCTTCACCATTATAATTATAATTATACATTTGCTGGGCGATTTGAATTTTCTTATCATTGATAGCAGTTTGAAGTTTATCAATAATCAAATCATTGAAAGCTGCTTCGAATTCTAATGGTTTCTGATTATAGGCGCTCATTACCAAATCACTCGTATCGTATTTATTAAAGTCAGTCATTTACTTTCCTCATTATGCTGCTTGTGGAGATTGCGCTGGCTGTCCTTGTGGTGACGCAATCTGTCTCTGTGAAACACTAAGCTGTTGTACTTCTTCTGGGTTTTTAGCAATAAGTTGAACAGCGGCTTTATATCTTGATTCTTCTTCCATAGTTCTATTTTGTTTACCACGTCTCTTAGCCTGATCAACAACTAACATAGCCTGTCGAATTTGTTCTAGTTTATTTTCTTGTTCAGGATCTTGCGGTTCGCCCTCTTGAGGCTGCTGCGCCTGTTCCTGTTGTTGTAAAAATTGAATATTCTGTTCTATATTTGGATTTAACCAACGAGGATCTTCCGATTCAAATTCATTATTGATTTCAACATCTTGTTCTTGAATTTCAGTAGCACTCTGTTGAAGAATATTTTCACGAATCCACTGATGTGAATAATATTTACCAGCCATATCCTGAAAATTACGAGCAAGGTTAATACGTGCCTCAGCGATTTCATTATCTTTAAGTTCAGTAAAATAGTTATCTTTAGCATAATCAAATTTAACATCGTGAGAAACAGTTGCCCAATCCTCAGGTGTCATAATACCTTTAAGAACAAGCTGTTTTTCAAGCATTTTTACGAATAACATAGAAAATCTAGAACGAAGGCGAATGATAAAACGCCCAAACTTTAACTCATCACGAGTAATTTCAGTTGCTCTACCGATAGAAAATAATGCGTCTGAATTTAAACGGCTAATTGGAACGTTAAGCGTTTGAAGAAATTTCTTTTGGAAGTAAAGAACGTCATCCATTTGTCCAAGTGTCTGACCGCCTGGCAGGGTAGTAACCTCCGTACCTCTGCCACCTTCACGACGAGGAAGCCAATAGTCTTCTAACATCGTCATAAATTTGCGGTCATCTCTTATTTCGCCAGTATTGGCGTCATAAATCAAACGATTTTTATGTTTTACCATAATATCGCGAACATACTGTTCGGCTTTTATTTTAGGAAGATTACCAACGTCGATATACCAAATACGGCGCTCGGGTGCGCGAGCGAGACGATAGATAACCAATGCGTCTTCTAGTGTACGTAGCTGATTAAGAGATTTAATAGCTTTATGAAGATAAGAAAGAACCATAGTTCCCTGATTATCAGTTAAACCAGATACAACGTGAAGAACTGAATCTTTTGCAATTTTAAGTCCAGTAGTGGAAGGACCAACTGCTTTATTTCCATATGTAAATCCTTTATCGTTGAAAATAAAATATTCATTGACGATTTTAGAGATAGTAGAATCTCCAGGATTATTAACGTTAACTCTTTTTTTAGCAACTTCTCTAACTTTACGGATCTTACGTGGATCAACGTAACGTACTTCTTTGATACCTTCTTTTGGATTCTTTTCATCAACAATAGCGTGGTAATACACACGTCCATCAATATACCAACGGCGATAGATATCGTAAGCGTGAGTTTTAAATTGAAGAAGTTTTAAACAAGTTTGAAACTCATCTCTAATTATTTTTTTAATATTTTCTGAAAGTTTTGTATTATCTAAATTGATGTTTATAATTTCATCTTCATCAATAGAAAGCGATTCGTTTACGATTTCATCAACAGCAGCATCACATTCGGGATGTAAAGCCATTTCACGATACTTAGTGACTAATTCAGCTTCTGTTCTTACAGTTCCGTCAAGATCAACATATGTGCCATAACTACCACCAGCAGCAACAACGACTGCGCCATCATCCTGCTCTTTAGGAGCAAACGATGGTAACTTGTCTTCTTTATCCTGTTGGACTCTTTTAAATTCGAACCCGAATAATTCTGCCATTTAATTCCCCAAAATGGAGGGGTTTGACACCCCTCCGTAAATCATATAGTATTTATTATGGTCCAGCTGGGCCATCTTCTTCCGCCAATGCAGCATAGATATTAGTACCACCAGCCTTCTTTTCAGAAGCTTCATATTCTGACATTGGTGTCCAATAATCGTAGGCAAAATTAACAGTAAATGTTTCAATCTGACTTGCAGTTTCCCAATCAAGAGCAATAGCACCAATTTCAGTTGGAAATGCACCGTAAAGAGTATAAGCTCTAATGATAGAACCATCTTTACTATACTGATAAACATGTAAATCAGTTTTATACTGATCCTGATCTAAAACAGGATCTCGAACGTTTGATACAAGACGATTGATACCATTTGACCAAGCTTCAAACATAGAACGAACAGAAAAATCTTCATCGTTCATAATTGTTACTGACCAATCGGTAAAAGTTCTATCTCCAGCAACTTTAATCTTACGACCAAAATATCCTACGTCAATAGAAGCTACTGTTGACGCTGGAAGTTCTGCAGTTCTACAAACAAATTCAAATTTTTGTGCAGATACGTTATCAATACCAATACCCTGTGGAACAGTCATATTAACATTGAAGAGAGATGGTCTGGCACCACCGTATACCAGACCTTGTGTTTTAAATGTACTAATATTAAAAGGCATTTGTTTCTACTCCTTTGAGTTTAATCTATTTATTAGAACTTTCCAATAACTTCGGAGAATTGAACGCCAGTACCAACCGCAACAAAATTCAACTGAATGAAGTTAATTGAACGAGCTGGCTTGATGTAAATATCGCCTACAAACTGGTTAGAATCAATTACCTGAGGTGTATTATTAGTTTC